AAAACAATCTTATCAGATTCAGGAACAATTACCTCACCTTCAATAATCAAATAAATCTTATCAATTAGAGGATTTTTAATATTCTGATTTAAGCAAAATAATAGTTCCTTTTGCCTTTTTAAATCCTTGTCCTGATAAAAGGATGTATATAGATTAATCATAAATTAAATAGCTTTTCAAAATCTCTACTGTGCAAAATAGGTGCAATCTGCCTAACCTTATCATCTGCCATATCCCACCATTTAAGTTTAAGCAATCCAGTAATCTGTTCATCCGTAAATCTTTTACGAATTACTCTACCATATCCAACCACTAAAGAATAAGGCTCAACATCCTTCGATATTATAGACCTTGCACCAATAACCGCCCCATCACCAATGGTAACACCTGAACGGATGATACAATCAGCACCTATCCAAACATCGTTTCCTATATTTATATCACCTGAGCAAACATTATTGTTTTCGGTTAATCCCCATGTATGAAAAGGATAAGTACTAATTTTATTGATGTCATGATCCCATCCGCCATCGAAAATTACGTTATCACCTATTGAGCAGTATTTGCCAATTCGTATAGTGTTCATTTCACCCCTCCTGATAATATTACCATAAGAATGATCGCCTTTAATTACCATATATATTTAATTAATCCAATAACCGCCAAAACCATAAAACAAAAACCTAATAAACATACTGAGCCAATAATTACACTTGCTAAAAATCTAAATGTTCGCATACTGATTTAATATTTCTTTATAATTCCTGTGATACTTATCTATGGCATGGTAACCAACGGACCCAAACTCAAATTCTGTTTCTACTGCAAACTTATTGCAGGTTTCTTTGTCCGGCATCTTATAACCTAATTCCCTCATCTTGTTGCAGAAGTAAATATCCTCATTGCCATGTACTGCCATTCCTTTATACGGATGCTTAATGCAAATCTCATACATCACCTTTGGGTTTCTAATGCTCAGACCTCCATTCATGCAACCAGGTATATTCTTAATCCAGGATCCTATAAAATCCCATTCCAAAAACTCCTCAATGCCTGACTTTAATAATCCTGAATCGTGCTGAAATATCAAAACCCTGTCATACATACACCCACGCCAAAAATTAGGATTAGTCAATATGTTATTATAAACCATTGGGGTTTTAATGTAATAAATACCTCCAGCATAGGGAGGTTTCTGATGTACCACTATCCAGTCATCAGGTAAAAAATCTACATGATCATTTATAGCCTTTTGAGCAACCAATTCCCTGTCATCTATGATTACTGCTGCAACCTTCATAATTCAACTGTCTTAGTAATCTTTACATTTAACTCATGATCAACACTTTTACCATACTGCCATATCATAATGTCTAATCCATTCGCCTCAGCTTCCTTAATTAACTCGTTTAAGATATTAACCTGCTTCCTTATCTCTTTTGCGTATTCAACATCCATTATATTAAATCCTTATTAAAGTTCTTATGTATTTTAAGGCTCTCGGGCAGAGTATTTTTATCAAATGGCATTGCATTCCATAAGTTATAAGAAACACAATGCAAATCGCTTACATCGTTATCAGGTGTCCATCCATAAAATGTTCCATCTAACCAGTTATTTTTAATCTCATTTGCATGACCAAAAACCTTGTATTTGTATCTCATAATAGGCTCAGGCTGACAGGTGCTAAAGTGATAAATAGTCTGTTTTAAATTAAGATCCTGCGTATTGTTTTTGCGGTGCAAATTTTCCAACCGGATAGGTCTAAATCCATCATAGCAAGCATGGTTAAATGAACGCCAAAAGTTTACATATCCATCAATCCCATACAACCTGTCAACTCCCCAATAGGCATAATCAAAGGAGGCATCCAGTTCATCCGATTTATAAACTTCATCAGAATCAACTGTCAATATTAAATCAAACCCTCCTGAATATCTAAACCTGACATTCCTATGCTCATTCTCAGCGCCATACCTCTCTGCCCTATCCCATATCATTTTATCACCTAAAACATCCTTGCAAGTATTAAAAATATATTCCTCAGAATCAGGACAAGCCAAATCAGTTCCATGCCCCTGAGATGGTCGCTTACTGTATGCAATTACCATTTTATCTACATGATCCACAACTGACAAAAGAGATTCTTTTAAATAATCCCCTGCATAATGGATAGTCATAAATCCCAACACTTTATACTTGCTCATATATATCAATTAAATTTTTAACCATGTTATCAAATGTATAATTTTCTCTCACAAATTCCTGACCTTGTTTTGCTATTTGTTTGCGTTCATCCTCATGAGTTAAATAGTAATTAACTAATTCGATTAGTTCCGGGAATGTTCTCCAGGTCCTCAAATGTACGCCATCAGCAAAAGGAATAAACTCATAATGCTTTGCAAGGCAGAAACAACCGGATCCCATAATCCGTAATATCCTATCACTTGAATATTTAGGCTCATCAAAATGGCTCAGGTTAATACCTATCTTTATGCCTCTGTAAGCCTTTGCCTCCTCTGCCTGACTTGAATTAAAGTTGCCTGATGCGTTCATCCAATTATTGCCATAAACGCCATACTTGCCTCTAAACTGTCTATTTAAAAGATTGTGCATTTCAATCCGCATCCTGGACAGTGGGAACATAGATGCGCCATAGTTGTTACCGAAAAATCCAATTTCAGGTAATTGCAATGCCTCCCCTTCCGGACTGTAAATCTCAGGATCATATCCAATCTCTAAATATCCGCCATTACTGATGTTCCTTGCATCCCTGAGATTAGTAAATAATGTCCTATCAACATACTGAGCCATGTCATCCATCCATTGCGGAGTTGTTGCCCTTATATCACCATTCCAATTTACTATAAATGCGCCTGTCTTTTTTAATTCCTGAACAGTATTCAAACTGATAATATTTGCTGATTGGATCTGCATAAATATCAAATCAGGTCGGAACGCCTTAGCCATTGCAACCGCTTTGGAGTTTACTTCCTTATCTCCGGTACTCAATTCAATATATGCAGTTGAATTTGCTACAAACGCTTTACGCATAGAATCAAATGGAGGAGGACCAACACATAATCCTAAATGAAATATTCTCATACTTTTCTAATGTTATCCCAGTCCTTTAAAAAATCTAATATTGATGGGTAGTTTACACGACCTGCACCGCACTTTCTTCTAACGTGAATCCATCCATTAATCACGCCAATGCGTATCTCATATTCCTGATGCTTGTATAATCCGACTTGCCCTATGAATTTGGCTTTGAACATAAACAAAGGTAATTATTTTTATAATGCAAACAACAAAAAAAAACCTGCCAAATTAATGACAGGCTTCCCCTTCTTATAACCTATTAACCAATTAGCTTGGATTTGCATCCATAGAACCAGTTACAAAAGCATCGGTGTAGTAAATTGGCAATGCAATTCTACCCTCAACTCGTACTGTAATCTTGTTCTCTCTTACGTTTGTTCCATCTTCCTCAAAGAATCTAACTATTGGATTCTCACGTACATATAATTGCGCACCTTTTGCCCAATCTCCAACCAGGTACTTATTATCAGCCATTGCAGTAGATTTGAATACCGGAATACCTGAGATATACATTTGTCCATTCATAGAACTTACAACTCCTAATCCTGGCAATGTGTACTCATTAGTTGTGGATCTGTTAAGCAATAAAGCATAATACTGCTCAGGACTTAAAAGAATACCATTCGCAGAGTGATTGTTTCCATCAATCTGTGCGATTGAATCAACTAACTTCTCAACCTGGATAGTTCTGAATCCTGTATATGCCTCAGCATTAGTAATCAATCCGCCCAAATTAGGAGATATTCCTGATCCGTTTAGCAATTGATTATCTTCTGCATCTAAATACTGCTCAAGTAAGCGAGATTGAAGATATGAACGCATTGCAGAGATATCATCCAACGCCTTGCGAGTAATACGTAGGTAACCTGCAATGAACTCACTTGGTGCAACCTGCTCAGTCAAATCATAATCAATTTGAGATTTAGATCCTGAGTTATCCTCCCATGCAGCAACCGAACCCTCAGAACCAGTTTCCTGTAAGTAGTGGATTGCACTTGTTGACATAACTCCAGTTGGAAGTAATGAACGGATGTGTAATTTACGTGGCGCAGCAGGAATGATACCCGGCAACATTTGAACATTGGCAGCAGCAAGGTCTGTGATATTAGATAGTGACATATCGCCAACTGTCTTTAATTCCATTGCAAATTGCTTAATTTCTTTTCTGCGGAACTTCTCAATATTATCAGAGTTCTCATCCATTGCAGTTGAGAATGCCTGATTAAACGATACTGGCGCTTTCTCTTTAGCTTCCAATTTAAATCTGTTAGCTTCTGATTTGGCTTCAAGCAATGCTTTGTCCATTTCATCAATTCTAACATTTGATGCCTTTACTGCATCTTCTAACTTTGCCTCAACTGCCTTAGTAGCTTCGCTGATTGCGTTTGCGATGATAGCCTTTGCCTCATCTAAGGTTTTCGCTTTGTTTGCATCTAACAACTCCTGCGCTTTTTGTTCTAAATTTTCCATTTTTTACTTTTCTAATACGTTAATTAAACTTGTTAATATATTCGGCTCGGCAGTGGCAGGAGTGATTGCTATCGGCTCTTTACTTTCAAGTGAATTTTTGCCTAAATTAAAGGCTTCTAATTGGAATTGTTTTAATGCTATTTCCAATCTACCAAAACCCTCATCTGTTAAACTGCCATCCTTTAGCAATTTAATCATTTTACTAATCTGATCGTTAATCTCTGCCATTGTTAAAGACTTAAATCCTGTAAATGGTGTTTCCGGATTTGCACCTAATGTAACATTAGAACCCTCATATAACTTAATCTCTTTTATTGTACGTACTCCTGTCTTTTGGTCATAGTCTGCCTTAACAGTTGAAAACCCTATTGAGTGCTGAACAACTATGCCCTCCTGATATAAAACTATTGCATCCTTGCCGTATGATGTCGGCGCAATCTTAGATTCAAAATATATCCCTTTCTCCTGAGCCTCTAATACATTTGGTTTCCCGTGTGGTTGTGACCAATTATGCTGATTTAAAAAGAATATCTCATTCGATCCCATCGGACCACGTTCAGCAATCGTTTTAGATGCCGCACCTGATGCTATAATGTCATCATCATAATCCACGTTCCCAAACTTGGACCAATAGCCTGTGACAGTCATAGACTTTGCATCTATGTCCTTAATCTCAGCAGTGAAGTTTTTATACTCTAATAATCCTTTCATGTCTTTACAAATATATTAATTTTTTAAATATCAATCAGCCTTTCAAATATGGCGGTGTTCTTGGCTTTAATATAGGCAAACCATCAGAGTCCACTAAAGCCTCAGTAGCCATAACACATCTGCAATTTACAACTTCCGCAGCAGTAGCGGAAGGATCACCGGGATATTGCATTGGAATACCTCCAACTATAAAAGGCTGATTGATTGCTATCCTTTCAGTTGTCATTGCTAAATGACTTCGCCTTGTCCGTTTATCCTTAGTATTAATCCAAAACTTTGCCACTTCATAATCCGAACTTTGCGCACCTAAATTAATACCATGATTTGCTGCGGTTGTTGATTCAGTACGTGCAATAACTAAAGACCTTGCCCGATTAAATGCCGGATCATTTAATGTTTCCTCAAATAATTTAGCTTGTTCTCTACGGGATAAATTTTGACCTAATATATCGGCTAATACATTCTTAATCTTATCTATGGTTGTTTGGTCTATTCCTTGAACTTTATTTCCTCCAATAAGCCTAAAATACTCAACCATCTCAATATACCATTGAGGATTGAAGAAATCAATTATAAAATCCTTTTTAGTTTTAGGTACTGAGTTTCTAATCCAATCGTATGAGAATGTTGCAGATGATACACCTACCTTAGTATAGACTTTTTCCAAAGCATCATACAAAGGTTTCTGATCGACTAAGAACTGAATGTAAATTTGTAAGTCATCAAAGTTGGTTTCATTGGTGAAATTAGTGATAGATTTAATCTGCTCATCCAATGCTTTCTTAATTAACGGATAGGCATAGGTTTCATACTCGCTATGCAATTTTAAATACGTCTTATGGTACTTTACACTACTTGCCATTGATTGTCGCATTGTTATATGCCTGATCCAAAGATAAATCCTCAATAGGTACTAAGTTTGCAGGTACGTAAACTTTATCCATTTCCGGACTGCTTAACTTATCATAACCCTGAGCAACCCTTTTCTCATCCGGAGTAATCCAATATGAATTAGATAGCCACTCAGTCAGCTTTTGCATATCCTCCTGCATCTCTGGATAGCTACTAAAATCAAAATCAAAGTAGTATTTCTTTCCGTATGCTTTTGCGTATGGCTCACAAACGAATTTATTTATAGCATCCCTAATTTTACGTGATAATGGTGCAGTAGCATTATAGATTAATTGCTTAGATGCCCAACCCATATTATTATCCGTAGATGCTGATTCTGATCCTGAGAACTGAATAGGAACATGAAATGCAGTATATATTTTACGGGTATCTATGTTTAATGATTCAATCAGTTGTAAATCAGTTGAAGGCAATCCAATCTGAGTCCATTTTAGAGGACCTGATGATGGGAATATCCTATCCATTAAAGATTCACCACGCTTAGCATCAACAATCTTTTCCTTCAATAGATTCATTTGATCCTTAGTCAATGCAGTACCCTGTCCATCAGGTGATATAAAGCCCATTGCGCCACCGTTACGGATTTGCTTTAGTAATTCGTTATCTCCTTCATTCTCTTTCAGTACGTTCCGGTAAATAGCTTTAATTGGTGACTGTCCGTACAATTGCGCACCTGTCAAAGTAAAGTCTGGATTGAATGATTTAAAATGACTTACCTGATTTGCAGGTAGTGGTACGTTCTCAATATACATTGAAGTGATGGCATATCCTTTAATCGGCTCAAACATACCTCCGGATATAATCTCAACCATTTGGGAAGGCAAAGCATACAACTGCGACCAGATTTGCTTATCAATAGACATCTCATCCTTGCCATTCCCGAAAATATAGCCATCTCCGGTACATAGATAAAACCCTGCGAGATCAGTCATCCACTCCTCATAAGTCTGTAATGGATTAGGCTTTGCTAATAAGTCCAATATAGGATTTGATTCAACTTGATTAAACATTTGCTCTTTAAGTTGCAAAGTCCTCATCTTAGCAGTTGCACCCTCAGCCATTGACATATTTTCATATATCTTTAAATCTTTTTTAGTCACGCCTTCTTTGACTTCATAAAGCGCATAAGCGCACTCAGCAACCTTCTTAGATATAATATCAATACAAGTGTACACATCGGCATTCTTTTGAAATCCTTGTTCAACAAATTTAACCTTATCCTCAAAATCAACTATTACCTGATCATTACCTATCCAACCAAATATATTCTGGTTATAAAGGTTTGCGGTAATCTGTTGTTGCAATCCTGGCATCAAAGCCTGTAATTGATTTACTGCTGCCTTCTCAATGTCAGCCTTAAAGAACTTTTGAAGTATGCCCATAGTTACCATTCAAATGAATATTCCTGTACAAATTTAGATGCTAATTTATTGAGAGCCACATATCTCAGAGGATCAATTAAATGGTTATACGCATCAATAGGCTCATTTAGCATTTTGCCCGTTTTATCTTTTTTCCAAATATATGAATAAAACTCCTTTTTTAAGTTATGGCTGTTTGCAGTTACATTTATCTTATATCTTTTTAGGATGTCTATTCCCTGCTTAATACTATCTGGTCCTTTCATTGCAGGATGGATATTAAATCCTTCTGCATAAATTTCTTGAATGGATTTAGGCTCAGCACTATCCGCTATAATCTCATGCTCTGGAGATACCTTAAAATCTCTTAGCTTTTGGCAAATATCCATATTAGTTAGCCGGGTTTCATAACACATCTCATTTATCCATAATTCACCGCCTGATTTATAAACTTCAATGATTCCTGTTGGATCATTCGTAAATCCAAAGTCAATCCCGTAACTGATTAACTCTGCATCCTCTGGTATAGATTCACAAACTGCCCAATTCCTAAAGATAACTCCTTCAATCTTTCCGGTTAAGCCTCTTGCATAGACATTGTATAACTCCTCGTCTATGTTTTTAATATCCTCAATTCTTTGATGATCCTCATTCGTTAAAAATGGGTTATGCCTATGATCTGAGATTATAAGCCTTGTGTTAGGCTGACCGATTAGTTTAGTATGCGCCCAGAACTCATTAGTAGGATTGTAATCTATAAATATTTGATTCTTTGTCCTAATAGCTAACTGCCAATAAATCTGATATGTAATACCATTTGCCTCATTGACAAAAAGATAATTTCTCTTTCCATTTTTAGCTGATTGTTCATTTTCAAATGAAACGAACTCAATCAGAGAACCATTTTTAAAATAGATTATCCGTTCAGTCTTATTCCAAAATTTTAGTTGAGATTGCAGAAATTTGTTGTCGCTAAAGATTGTTTCAGCATCCCGGTAAGCACCCTTACGAAGGTTAGGTAATGATTCCCCTGCTACTGTTATGACTGACCTTTGCTCATTTACTGCCTTGTAAAATAACAGTTGCATGATTGAATAGGTTTTAGATGATGCAGTACCTCCTTGATTGATTAGGACCTTCTCTTTAGCCTCATAATTCTCATAAAATACCGGGCTGCAATCAAACATCTATTTCGTTTTCGCTATGTGATAATGGAGGCGCAGTATTATAAACATTTGGCGCAGGTACTCTGAAATTTACATCCGCATCCAAAACCATGCTTTGCGTAGCTTTACCATATGCACGATCTAATAATACCTCTGCTGCTCTGACATCACCTTTGACTGCCTTTGACCTGAGAGCCATTAGTATAGCCTTTGCCGCTTCTATCCCATCCTTTTCCTCTCCTAATACATCAGCCAATAAAACATCTAACTGTGGTATTTTCTTTATTCCACCTTTTGGATTCCCTGAAACACCTTTTTTAAATTGAGTATTTGCACCCCTCCTCAATGATTCTTCCGTACTCTTTATCATAACCTTGAATTATGTATATCCTGTAAAAACTCTTTAAAATCCTTTTTATCTCCATATTTCACATGGCACTCCCTGCATAATGCTTGTAAATTCTCAATTTTATCAGCCTCTTTACTACCTCCCATACCTCTACATTCTATATGATGAATATCAACCGCCTTATATCCGCATACTTCGCATGAAATAAAATCGCTTTCATCATACCCAAAGTAAGCTAAATATAATTTAGTGTGCTTTTTCAAATGGCTTACCGTTTAACTTAATTTCAATACTTGAATCTAATGCTATCATTCTATTTACTATTACATCGCAGTATTTAGTGTCCAATTCCATTCCGTAGCATTTACGATTTAATTGATGGGATGCAACCATTGTTGTACCACTCCCAGTAAATGGCTCATAAATTGTATCACCTATCAAACTAAAATCATTTATCATATTTGATGCAAATTCAACAGGATAAGCAGCTCTATGTTCTACATCTTCTCCTGTAATTTGACTACCTGCACTTTTTATTTGCCAATAATTCCATCTACAATCATTATATGTTTGGCTTGTATGATATTTTTCTGTTGTACTCATAACAAAAACAAATTCGCATTTTCTTGAATAAATCCCTATTTGAGGCAAATTTATTGAATGTGTTTTATCCCAAATAATAGTTTCTTTTACTCTAAATGGATTATCATTTGAAAATATTACTTTGCCGTAATCATCTCTACTTTTTGCATTATATGATACATTCCAACATACAGTATGTTCATTTTCATTCTTAAATATTGTTGATGTATTTAAAATATCAATACAAAATTTATAGTAATCCTCTGTTGTCCTATTGTCAGAATTTTTATCCTCATATAATTTAACATCTTTTTTACCCGTTCCTAATCCTTTTGTATGTAAAAGATTGCCGCAACTATTGCCTTGATTATATGGAGGGGAAGTAGCCATTAAATCCCATTTTTTATTATTCATTAATTTTGCCACTTGGTCTGAATCCGTACTATCTCCACATAATAACCTATGCTCACCAATCTCATATAAATCTCCTAAAACAGTAATCGCCTCTAATGGCTGAGTAGTATCGAAATCATCCTCCTCTGCTTCTAATACTTCACCATCAAAATTAGGCACATCTAAACCCCAATCATATAATTTCTCCGCATCCCATTCATTAGCCAACTGATCCCAATCCCATTCACCAAAACCTACATTATCCTTAATTAAAAACTCATCTCTCTGCTCCTGTGTCCAATCATCAGCCAAAACAATAGGCAACTCTTTTAATCCTATCTCTTGCGATGCTTTCAGCCTCATGTTACCTCCTAAAACAACGTATTTACCATCAACATCAGTATAGCATACCAATGGTCTTTTTTCAAGCATCTCAGGAAATTCCTGAATAGACTTAACTAACTTTTTAAATTTGTCATCCTTAATTACTCTCGGATTTTTACTGTTTGCCTTTATGGCTGATATTTTTACTTTCATATTTTATGCCTACTGCTATTTATCTATGCCTACGCCTTGCCTGCTCATTGCCTGCTAAACAAAGGTATTAAATTTCCACAATATCAATTCCGTATATCGCCTTAATCAATTTTTTCTTCAATCTATACACCGGGAGTTTCTTTGTCATCTCAGACTTTACATCAATAACCTCTAAAGCCTTACCATTTTTATAGGTGACAAAATCAGCCTTATAAAACCCAACTTTTATATTGTTCACTACAAGATCATAACGTACCTGCATCTCAAACCTATCTATAATCTTAGCCTTTTCCTTTAGCCTGAGAATGCCATAATACCCAGCTTCCTTTTTACTGTCAAAGGTTATCCCGTTTATTACTGTTTTGATGTTTTTGTATTTGTTCATTTTATTGAAATCCCTTTATGATACTTTAGTTTTTGGTCAATGATTTTGAGAACGTGCTTAATGAGTTCTTTTTCAGCAGGTATAATGTGTTCCCATCCGTAATCATCCTGCAATTCACGGATTACTTTTGCTACTGTTATTTTCATACTTATTGCTACCACTTAAAATAATAAAACATACTTATCTGTATTCTTGTTGCAATTCTCTGATTACTTTTGTTACTGTGATTTTCATAGCTATTGCTATCCTTAAAAATATTAAAACATACTTATGTGTATTCTTGTTAGTTTCATCAGTCTAAGATTATAGGTGCTTGGTCAACGTATTGCCATTCCTCTGTGTATAACTGCTCTTTGATTCTTAGCCTATCTGCTTTTATCATTGCTTCTGCATAAGCCTTAATATGTGCTTCCTTTAAATCAGGATTTAAGGCTCTTTCGATTAGCTTTAGTATGGTTGATGCTTTCATATCTGTGGGGGATTAGGGAGTGGTTGCCAATGGGATGGTTTTTCGTAAGTTAAAGTAATCCCATTTTCATAATGCCAAAGTTGTTTTCCTTCTTCATTGGATATTAGCTTGCCTTTTGTTAATTCATTCTGCCAAACATGAACTATTTCATTAATAGTTGGCAAAGCATCCTCCACACTTATCCATTCACTCTGCTCATAGTACATTTTGTTGGCGAGGTCGGTGAAATATTCTGTACCAAAAAAGTTTTCAATTGCATTTTCCCAATTCAGATAACCAGCATCCTTTGCAACCATCTTTTTGCATTCTTGTAGTGTCTTTTTCATTTCTTTTTTAAATTATAAAAATAATTAATTTAATCCCATAATTTGTACAAAGTTTCCTCTATTGCTAATTTTAGATCATCTAACTCTCCGGTATTCTTTTCCAATATCCGGAATGTGTTTTTAGATGCACCTCGTAATTTCATCAGCTTATCATTAAACTGT